AAAAGCGTTAACAAAACCTCAAAAATCGAAACAAGACCCCGGCAGACCGTAACAAAACGGCCCGCCGGGGTTCTTTCATCTTTTCCCGCTCCTGTACAGGTATCTATACCGGCTCCGCAGCGCCCGTATCCGCCGCCGCCGAGCTAAGTATCTACCCACGCTTCCGGTTATCGTTCTCACAAAACCCACGGGCTTTTCCTCCATTCGCAAATTGTTTTTCCACAGCCTTTCCCCGCTTTGTGGAAACTTGAACACGCCGCGCATATAGTCGGTTCAGAAAACTTCCTTTAGGGCTGGTTTCCGGCGGCTCGCCCCTGCGAAAATCCGTCCCGGTGGGCGGCAGACACAGCCCCAAAATCATCCTGCTCCCCTCACAAAATTTTTCAGCGCTTATTATGTACGCGCGCGCGCGGCGCGGGCGGCCAACTCCGCCGCCTCCGGCAGCTCCTCCAGGGCCTCGCCAAAACGCTCCATAGCCCGCTCGTGCCAGTTTCTCACGGTGCTGTCCGGTGCGTTCATTCTGACACCCGTTTTTGCCCAACTGTAACCACGCACATAGCGCATCAAGATCACCTGCTTGTACCTACCGTTTACGGCGTCCAGGCAGCCCCGGATGGCCGCTGCGTCCGCGCTCAAAACCGTCTCGTTCGCCTTGATCTCTGCCAGCCGGTCGCCCACACCGCTTTCCAGCGCCCGCAGGCCCGCTTCTTCCGTCGGCTTCCCCGGCGACGAGCTGTGCGGCGTCCCGTCATACGCCAGCCCACGCAGCCCATAGTAATTGCCCTCCAGCTCCTCCCGCTCCTGCTGTAACAAGCGCAGCATACCCGGAATGGCCTTGTAATACTGGGCTATGTGTTTCACGCTCTCAAACTGCATCGTCGCCTCCCGTTCCCGGCTTTCTGTTCGCCGTCTCCCTCTAACACCCTCAGTCCAGCGTTCTGCTGAAAATCGGCTCGTCAGCCTTGCTTTCGTCCACTTCCACCGGCTCACCGAGAATTTCCGTCAGCCGTCTTGCCAGCATGGCGTACCCGAAGTAGTCCCCGCCCTTTGCCCACTCTCCAAACTCCCGGAACACAGCTTCCGTGGCTTTGATCGTCTCCTCCAGGCGCTCCCGGCCAAAGCCCAGCGCCTTGTGTGTGCCCAGTGCGTAGCACTTGACCACGATCTCCGCCGCTTCCCGCTGTTCTCCCAGCATGGCCCAGTCTCTTGCTTTTTTGGGTGGCTTCGTGATCGGCAGCACAAAATTCCCGTCGTACAAGCCCGCCAGCGTCTCGTTGAGCAGTTTCTTTGCCCGCTCCATACCCACGGCCCTCTGGTTGATTGCAAAGCGCTCCAGCTCCCCATTGGCCGCGTCCGTCACTCTCTGCAAGCGGCCCTCTCCAATGCCGTACCGGTCATTCAGCGCCACCATGAAGCACAAACAGATCACATGGCCTGCCGCCTCCCGGTTTTCCTGTACCCGCTCGCTTTCCGGCTTCTTGGTGCGCAGATACCGCGCCTGGGCCTGCCGGGCCACATTCCCAGCGAAAACAGGCGGCTTTCTTTTATGCTTCCCCATGGTTTTCCTCCATTTCCACAATGTTTTCACATCTCCGCCCGCAGATGGGGCAGAACTGCACACAAAGCACATTCAGCCCGCCACCTGTGGTCGTACTGTCCATACACAGGCGTGGCCTGCCGTTTTCGTCCCACTCAATCCAAAATGCCATCCCGTCCACGGTCTCCAGCTTTTGGTGCCGCTGGCACAGCCCGCACACGGGTTTCTGCTTCTCGTCCATCGTTACTTTGCCCCCTTGGTCAGTTCTGTCCAGCGGTCAATTTCCTCTTTGCTGTCCGCTGTTATGATCTCCGTGAATTTCCATCCAGCCGGGCGGGCCACCTGTTCCAGGAATACCCGCCGCCGCAGGGCATAATCCCGCTGCATCCGCCGGACAAACTTGCTCTTGATCTCCACGATCTCCACGGTTCCGTCTGCATAAACCAACCGGAAGTCCGCAGTATACCGAACCGGGCGCAGCTTCAAAGCCCCGTATTGTCCCGCCGGGAACAGGGGAAAGCATGGGTGGGCCTCCCACTCCACGATCTCACCCCGCGCCACCTTTGGGGCCACGGTGCCGATGTAATATTCATACTCGCCCAGGCTGTCAAACTCCTTGCCGGTGATCTTCGCGGCCCGTGCCGCCTCCGCCAGCGGGTCGCTCCGCTTTTTTCTTCCCTTGGCGAGCTGCGCTTCCGCCTGCGCCCGGTAGCGCGGCGGCAGGTCGGACAGCTCCAGACGGAACGCCATCACAAAATGCCCTCCCGCCGTTTTTCTTCCTGTGTCGCCTGCATATCGGCGTGGTGCAGGGCCAGCACAAGGGCGCATTTGTCCTGTGCTTCGTTCAGCGCCCGGCTCCCGCCCCGGAAAGCATCGTCATAAGCCCCCATGTGCCAGCGGATAGCAAGGGCCTCCTCGTCAGTCAAGTCCATGAACTTCATCACCAGATACACAGACTTTTCCCCATGCCCCATCGGCAGCTGGTCTTTCACGCTGTACTTTCCGTCCCGCTCCCTGCGGTAATAGCCGGTTTTGCAGACATCATGCAGCAGCGCCACGACGGCGACACTCTCCCCGCCGTACTCCCGGATGGTAGACTGTCCGAGCAGGGCATAATATACATTCAGACTGTGTTCCACCAGCCCACCGGGATATGCCCCGTGAAAGCGTGTGCTGGCCGGTGCCTCGAAAAAGTCCGTGGTTCCAAGCCAGGCCAGCAGGTCTGCCGCCCCCGGCCTCGTCACCTGGGATATGAAAATTTCCTTGAACCGTTCCTTGTTTGTCATACAGGTCTCCTCCTCGTCTGTTTGATATTCCCACGCCCATGCCAGCATTCGGCACGGCGCAAGATCACGATTGTGTGGCGCATACCCCCGTCGCTCACTTTGGTTTCCACCCGGTTCAGGGTGTACCCCGGATACTTCTTCTCCCAAAATTCCGTGTCGTCTATGTACAGGGTGCTGGCCTCGTCCAGCTTCCGGCGGCTCCACTTGCTGTCATTGGGCGGAGGTGTCTTTGGTTTCTCCAGGCCCCGGCTCTGTCTCCAGCTCCTGGCGCACCGCTTGTTCTTGCTGATGTATCGCACAAGACTTTCCACGCTGCCATGGTCAACATCCAGGTATTCCCCGCGCGTCAAGCCTATTCTTTTCCCGTTTACGCTCCACAGTTCTTCCAACACATCCCTGGTCAAGCCCTCCGTGTGCTGGATGATCGCGTGGTGATGATGGCGACCACAAACTTTCCCGTCCTCCGTGATCGTGGTGTACTCCGTCGCCGCCACCCACTTGGGGCGCTGCACTCCGTTCCTGTCACACCACCGGTAAAGCTGCTTGATGTAGTTCGTAAAATCCAGGTCGGCCCTGTGTGTGTCCCCCGGCTCCGGCAGATGATCGTCGTCGTATGTCCCAGTCCAGGAGAAATCCCCTTTTCCGAAGTTGGTGTTGACGAGCTGCACATGGTATCGCTTGGCCCGTTTGTCGTTGTAGGTCTGCTGTGCCAGAGAGGATGCTTCTTTTTTCTTTGCCCGGCGTGACGCCTTATGCTTCTTGGCTGATACAGGGTATAGATCGACCTCCATGTATGGGGCTGTGTCGTAGTCCTTGCCGCAGATATGCTTTTGTTCTCGGTAATACAGGCCCACAACCTCACCCCTCCCCATAGCACCCGCTCCGTCTGTGTCAAGGCCGGGTCGTATTTCCTGCCGGAAATCTCCACCCTTTCCCTTGACCCAGCCTGCGCTTGGTGCTGATCGCTGATTACCGGAAGCAAGGGCGGGCCTTGCTTCCGCTCAACAACATTCTCTTTCCTGTCCGGCCAGCCTTTTGGCCTGTCCCTCCTGGGCTTCCACCTCTCCCGGTGGCCTGTCCCTTAACTTAACGCTGATATACCAGCCCATTGTCGGCCCTCGCCGACTTTATTTTTTGCCCGCCGTCAGGCAGGCACAGGAGTTTTCTCAACCGGCAAGGCCGCGCCGATCACCGGCGCGACCGCTGCCGCTCGCTGAATTGTCAGGTGCTTTTTTCTCGTCGCCGTCCCCGGCTGCAATAATCATCCGGGCGCACAATGCCCAGGTAGCCACGGCCACATTCCCCGTAGCAGCCCGTGATTTCCAGGTTGCGGCAATCCTTGCACCGCACCAGTTCCAGCGCCTCCGCGTCCGGCTTCACCGCCGCCCGCTTCGTCTTTCGCTCCTTGGGCCACACCCGCCAGCTGGATGGGTTATCTTTTCTCCGGCTCATTTTCTCCCTCCGTCTGGTGCGCTTTCCAGTTTTCAAGATACCTGTTCAGGTCTCCTTTGAACCCCGTGCAGAGGTAGACGCTGTGAACCTGTTCGCCTTTGCTTTTGCACTCCCAGCAGTTCAGCCCATTGTTGCATGGTTCCGTACAAAACTGGCACATACAGTTGGCGTTATTGAATGGACACAGCTCGTTTCCAGTCATCTCCCGGCCTCCTTGTCTACTCTGCACGGCTGAACCGTCCCATGATCCAGTCCCATTGTTTTTTCGTTAGCTCTGATGTTTCATCCGCAATCACGATTTCCCGCCCGCAGGCAGGACAGAAGCGCCACCCGTTTTCCTCCGGGCCGTCCGCCTCAAAGTTCTCTATGTATCCGCACTTCCCGCACACCCAGGCGTCATGCTCCTGGTCTGCGCAGGCGTAGACTGTTTTCTCATTCATTTTTGCTCCTCGCTTTCCTCCGGCTTTCCATGCTGGCACTCCTCGCACTCCAATTCCTCGTTCTGGTTGTCACAGGGCCGCTCCTCATATTCCGGGCAGTTACACCGGTATCTCATATCTGTTTCCCCTTTCTTTCCCCCGGCATCAGAGTGTCCGTATGCAGGGAGATCATTTTTTCTCTGGTCAGCTTGTCCACCACCATCCCGATTTCTCGGTATCCGCACATGGACGCCAGCCGTTCCAGGTTCTTTGCCGTCTGTGCCGTTACCAGAATAGAGATACGGCGCATATTCTTTTTGCTCATGCCACAACCGCCTCCCGTCATACGCTCACATACCGGTTCCGACAGTTCACATTGTTGCAGAACCGTTCCCGCCCGATCTCTCGCAACGGCTGACCGCAGTATTGGCAAAAGCCTCCGTCCTGACGGGGCGGCGCATCGTCCGCGTGTGTGCCTCCATACCTCATGCGGTTCACCAAGCACACCATTGACCCTGGCTGCGCCGCAGCTATGCAGTATTCCTTTGCCTTGCAGTAATAGCAGTCCATCAAATCGCCTCCATTGTTGCAGTTCTCGTCATGCCGTCACAGCCTTTTCCAGCTCCTCCATGGTCGTGATCGTCCGGCTACACCACTCCGGCAGGTTCGCCCGTACAAGGGCCATCGCCATGGGAGGGCATACCGCGTTCCCGCACCGGGCCACCTGCTTTGTTTTCCCGTACTCGTTGCCCAGGTAATCCCGGTCGATGATGTAATCTGGTGGAAAACCCATGGCGTTATAGAGTTCCCGCGGCGTCAGCATCCGCAGAAGGATGTCTGCGATAAAGTAAAGCCCTCCGCCGATCTCCAGCAGCAGGATTTCATTGTCTGCCATCTCATACCCACAATGGCGGTTGAGCAGGTCGCGGACTTCCGGCCAGTGCATCAGGTCTTGGCTTCCCGCCTCCATCAGCTCTGCCCGGCAGTCTGCAAATTCCCCGGCGGATGCCGTGATCGTGCGCAGTGGCCGATCTGCGTCCTGCCCAATATCCCGCCCTTTGAACTCAACAATATGGGCCGCCGCTACCGCATTGTGGTCAACCGCCGTCACTGTCGGCAGCGGCTCTTGCGCTTCCGCCCCTATCACGCCTCCGTAATACTTGCAGATGTGGGCGCAGACTATCGCCTCCCGGTCGTGGCTCGTTACCGTGTGCATTGGCTTTCTCACATCAATCGGCTGCCCATTCCCAAAATATTCCACAAGCTGCGCCGTGGTCAGCCCGTACCGGTTGGAGGCGTCCACCGTCGGCAGCGGCATCCTCAGCCCGTTTGCACGAACATTTTCCGTCTGCTCTGTGTGGTACTGAATAATGTTCGCCGCCACAACACACGCCTCTTGTTTTGTTACCCCAGTGGGTGCAGGGTCTCTGGCATCTCTGACACGATCTCCGCCGCCGGTCTGCCCTATGCTCATGATATTCGCTGCCGTTCCACTTTCGTGGTTGCACTCCACGATGAACGGGTGACCGCTTCGGATGGTAAACTTGTCCACGCCCCGGATAACCCGCCGCATGGTGTTATCCGCCAGTGGCCGGACGGCGTTCACACCATATTTTTCTTTCAGCTCCCGCTTACTGGCAAATACAGAGTAGCAAGGTACGCTCCAGTCGATGATCTCCGCGGCGCTTTTCCATGGCATCAGCCGCCCATCTCGTACCTCCTCGCTGTCTCTCGGCCCATGCGTCCGTTCCGGCCACACGATAGGCCGCCCGTCGCAGCGAGCAACCAGCACAAAGCGTTTTCTTGTGGTCGGCGCTCCCAGGTCTGCCGCAACGATCTCCCGGTGTTCAACCTGATACCCCAGCTCCAGAAGCTGCCGCTTCCATTTTTGAAAGGTCTGTCCGGCTTTTTTCTTCACCGGTTTTCCTTTTCGTACAGGCCCCCAGGTAACGAACTCCTCCACATTTTCCAGGATAATCACCCGCGGGCGGACAGTCCCGGCCCATCGCAGCACAATCCACGCAAGGCCCCGGATATTCCGGTCTACCAGCGCCGCGCCTTTGGCTTTGGAGAAGTGCTTACAGTCCGGCGAGAACCACGCAAGCCCCACAGGGCGGCCCCGGCAAACCTCTCTCGGGTCTACATCCCACACGCTCGCTTGCAGGTGTTCCGTGTATGGGTGGTTTGTCCGGTGCATTAGGATTGCATCAGGGTCATGGTTGATGGCGATTGCCACCGGACGCCCTGTTGCCAGCTCCATGCCTGTGGAGGCCCCGCCGCCCCCCGCAAAGTTGTCCACTATGATCTCGTCAAGAAAATTGAGCTGGCTCCCGCCCCTCTTTTTCTCAAAATTCTTCATGGCTTATCTCCATTCGATAGCCTGCCCACACTGCCCGCAGAAGTTCTGCTCATTCCCGTCCTCATTGTGCAGGTATTCGCCGCTCCCGCAGCGGGGGGCAGGCCATGATATTTTTATCGCCGTCAGGATAGGGGCGCAGCGGCACCAGTTTCCCCAGCGCATCCCGCCCCATCCGGCAAGCCTCATTTACAGCCTCCATGCCGTCGTAGTTCTCCCGATGTTCCGGGTCGAGAATTTCCCGTGCTCTTTCAACATTCATGCTTCATTTTCCCCTCTCTGATTAGCTCCACTTTCGCCTTGGTCAGCAGCCATGAATGGATGCACCGCTCGCAGATTTCCGTAGTCGCATATACCCTGCGGCACTTGTCCACATCATCGTAACGGCAAAGTCCATCTGCCTGCATAATTTTCGCGGCAATCTTTACTGCCCGAGCTTCCACGGTTTCAGTTTTCATTTTCCGGTGCATCCTCCATCCCGATCTGCTCCGCGTCCGGCTCCTCGGTCTCCTGGGCCGCAAACTCACCCCGCGCCCGCTCGCGGTAAAACTGCTCGGTGCATAGCGCCTGAAACTCCGACAGGTCTGCCAGATACTTTTCGGTCACAATCCGCACCGGCATGATCGCCGCCAGCACCTCGAACCCGTCATGCACCACCAAATACCGCTGGCCGCTCTCCATTTTTCTGACCGTGTACCTGATGTAGTCGCTTTCCTTGATCTGCTCCGCCAGGGGAGAGAGCATCGCCTCGCGGTAAAAAATCAGCTCACCATCATCCATGCTCCGGCGGCAATCGCACCAAAGCCCATCCGGCGCTGCCATCACTTTCAGTTTTTCGGTGTCCTGCTCGCCGTCCGCATAGTCAGAAAGGTTCATCCCAAAGATGCTTTTAACTGTGCCCTCCCAGCGCTCGTCAAAATGAACTTTCTCCCATGCCTTTTCCGGCATATCCAGAACCGTGCGCACCTGTTCTTCTCCCACCATGTCCGGCAGCTCGGTTGCTCGGAAGATTGCCGATCTGGTTCCCAGCCAAATCCCGCTATCTTCCACATGGGCGACCATGCAATATCCGCCGCCCTTGACCAGCTTCACATACTTTGACAGCTTCATGTCTGCCCCTCCTTATCCAAACAGGTACAGAATACAGAGTTTCAGCAGTGCAGGCCCGGCCAGAATAAGGGCTGCGGCCCAAGTTACCGTCACCGCTAAGAACAACGCAGCAGACAAGATTTCAAAAAACTTTTTCATGCTTGCCCCTTTCTCACTCCAACAGTCACATACGCGTTACCTTTGCTGTTCAGCTCCATGTCCACCGGTGCCTTGCAATTCAGGCAGGTGTGGGTGATGGTCTGTGCCGTGACATTGGTTTTGTATCGGAAGCTCTTTCCGCATTTGCAGTGCATGAACAGCGGGCGCAGATTTTCCAGCGGGGTTTCATGCCCACAGGAACACTTAAAGGCGTAGGTCTCTCGCTTTGCGCAGAACGCTTTGACTGCTCCGCACTCCTCGCACTCGATCAGCAAGAACCCCTTATACGGCCCCTGTCCATCGTCCGCCGCCGGTGTAGCCCAGCTATCACGGCTCCCAAACATCCGCTCGACCCGGCTCATTCTCTGGCCCGGCATTTCCTGCGGCTGTCTGCTCTCGGTCATACCCGCCCGCTCTCCGGTGCTTCCGTATCCGCCCCGGTTTTCGTTTCCCAGGCTCTCCACCTGCACAAACTCAACAGGCGGCGCTTTCTCCACAAGCCGGAACTGACAAATGCGTGTTCCCTTTGGAATGGTTGTCCCGTCCTTGCGCAGGCACACCGCCGGGAAGCCCCACACATCCCCGTCGCCGCAGTAATCGTTCTCGATCACACCCATGCTGTTGGCAAGAAGGATGCCCCACTTCCCGAATGTGGACGACCTCGGCACGATATGGGCATAGTAGCCCGCCGGAATTTCAATAGAAATGCCCAGGGAAACGATCTTGTACTCCAGAAAGCTCAGTGTGGTGTCCTCTGCTGTGCAAAGGTCAATCCATTCTCCGTGAGCCTCCGGCAAGGCGTTTCCATGGGCGTTAATTCTCACTTTCATATTCAGTTCCTCCGATCATCTCAAATCACTTGCAACCAGGTTGCAAAACTCTTTCGGTTTCACTGCCGGGCCGTCTCCTGGTTTTGCCACCATGACCGACGCGCCGGTGATCTCCGACCAGTCGCAGTCCCAGTATTCCGCCGCATTCATCAAGGCCGCGAGGTTGGAGCTGTGCGGCACCACCACAGAACCGTACTTAGGATGGGTGACACAGGCCCGGCCTTTTGCGTTCCAGCGGTTTTCCCGCTCTCTTTCGATTGCCCGCCGGTGGATGGCCTCTCGTTCCTCGGTCATTCCACTTCTCCCCGTTCCCGCATCCGGCGCAGCCACTCTGCATTTTCCTCCTGGCCGTAGAACGCATGGCCCAGCCAGCCGCCCAGCACCATCAACACCAGCCCGGCGGCCCCGGTCATGATAATCGTGGAAATTTCCTCAGTTCCTCCCGCACAGAGAAGCAGCAGAAATCCCAGCATACCAACGCCCGCCCCGATGTTCTCCCTAATTCTGTTCAGCCTGCGCCGCTTTGCCGCATACGCCTCCCGGCGCTCCCGCTCCAGCTTGCGGCAGCCCAGCTCCAGGCCGTATCCCTCCTTAGAATAGTAATTGACCGTCACGCAGTTCCGGCCCCGTTTGATTTCGCAGTATGCGGCTTTCATATATGTACCCCTCTCCCTGGTCAGGCTCTCGCCGTTCTTCTCTGGCGGTAATTTTCAAGAAGTCTCTGCTGCGCCAGCTCCGCGCTATACCCAAACCGCCCATTTTCGTCCATCTCTCCGGTGTCTCCGCGCTTCAACTCGTTGTACACAGTGGAGCGATGGACTTTCAGCTTCGTTGCGATCTCCGCCGCACCGAACCCTATTCCATACAATCTTTCAAGTTCCATGCGGTCTTTCAGCATGAGATGTCTTTTACTCAACCTGCCCGCCTCCTTTTCTGCTGGCTTTTTGACAAAAAAATAAATGCGGGAAAACTCTTGTCGAGTTCTCTCGCATTTATTCTAATTATTCAGCCGGCTTTTGGCCGCAAAAATCCACAAAAAAAGTCCCTGTGAGCCGTCATTTTTGCTCACAGGGACTGCGTTTTCCGCAATCTGTGGAATTTGTGTGGAAAGTTGACCGTTATCAGCCGTTTTTCTTGGCGTTCTGGCGCAGGCTGGCACGGATATTTTTGACCTGTGCGGCGTTTTCCACCATGGTGTCCTCGGTGGTGCGCAGCATATTCTCGCAGTAGTCGGTCACGGTCTGGCGCAGGGTGCGCGCCTCGGTCTGGGCTGCGGAGGTGATCTCAGAAGCGCGCTGCTGGGCGGCCTTGACGATCTCGGCGTCACTGACCAGAATGCGGGCGCGCTCCTCGGCCTTTTTCACGATGGCCTGTGCCTGTGCGTTGGCGCTGTCCACGATCTGCGCCCGGTCGTTCACGATCTGCTGCGCCTGCCGCAGCTCGCCGGGCAATGCCGCCCGCACCTCGTCCAGATAATCCCGGATCTGCTCCACATCCACGATGCGCTTGCCGCCGGAAAGGGGCACATTTGCGCTCTCTTCCAGTGCATCCTCAATGGTATCCAAAAGCTCGTTCACGTTCATAAGGCTTCTCCCTCCTGCTCAGCGGCGGACTGCATGGGCTTTGTGTACTTCCACAGCAGCACCTTGCCGTATTTATACTGCTTCTGCAGGGTCAGACTGCCCGCCTGCGCGGGCAGCACGATGCCTGTTTCGCTCTCGCACAGCACGATGCCGCCGGTGGCAACGCACTTTTCCACGGCGGGCAGGATCTTTTCCAGCGTGCCGCCACGGAAGGGCGGGTCCAGCAGCACCAGATCGAACTGCTCCCGGCAGGCCGATAAGAACCGCGCAGCCTCGCCGATATTCACCCGGCTGCGGTCGAACACGCCGCAGGCCTTGCAGTTGCGCATCACGATGCTTACGGCCTCCCGGTTCTCGTCCAGAAAGACGCACCGGGCCGCACCCCGGCTGAGCGCCTCGATGCCCAGCTGGCCGCTGCCGGCATACAGATCCAGCACCCGGGCCCCGGGCAGGTCGAACTGTACGATGCTGAACATCGCCTCCTTCACCTGCGAGAGGGTGGGGCGGGTGACATCGGTGCCGGGCAGTGCTTCCAGCCTGCGGCCCCGGGCTTCTCCTGCGATCACGCGCATGATGTTACCTCCTTGCCGTAGCTGCCGCCCCCGCGGCAGCCAGTTTGAACTCTTTCGTATCCTTTATTATCTCCCAACTGCATAGCATTGTCAAGAGCCCGCATTGCGCTGCGGACGGCTTTGTGCTACAATCATAGCAGCAATATTGCGCATTTTACGGCGCATTTCAGCAAAGGAGAGTATACAGCATGAAAGTTCTGCTTATCAACGGCAGCCCCCACGAGAAGGGCTGCACCTACACTGCCCTTTCCCTCATCGCCGGGGAACTGAAGGCACAGGGCATCGAGACCGAGATTTTGCACGTCGGCGGTCAGCCCGTGGGCGGCTGCATCGGCTGCGGCGGCTGCCGCAGCGGCAATGGATGCGTGTTCGGCGGCGTAGTCAACGAAGCCATTGAGAAGGCAAAGACCGCCGACGCCTTTGTGTTCGGCAGCCCGGTGCACTACGCCTCCGCTGCGGGCAACATGGCCAGCTTTATGGACCGTCTGGCCTACGCGGGCGGCAAATATCTGGCCTATAAGCCTGCCGCCGTCTGCTGCTCTGCCCGCCGCGCCGGCACCACCTCCACTCTTGACCAGCTGGTCAAATACCCCCAGTTCTTCCACATGCCGCTGGTCAACGGCTCCTACTGGGCTATGGTACATGGCTCCAACCCCGAGCAGGTACTGCAGGACGCCGAGGGCTGCGCCGTGATGCAGGAACTGGGCCGCAACATGGCATGGCTGCTGCGCTGCATCGAGGCCGGTAAGGCCGCAGGCATCGACCACCCGCAGAACCCGCCCCGCCCCATGACCAACTTTATCCGCTGAGACAAAAGATTTGTCATGCGCTCCGCGTTGCTCTGCGCATCTTCAGCGGAAGAATTATTTTAAATTCTAAATCGGGAAAATCTGCGGATTTTCTCGATTTAGTTTTTTCATACAGCCCCTCTCGTGAAAATGATTTCAGAGCCCCCCCCCCCCCCCCCCGGCCGCCCGGGGGCCCGCCCCCTCCGTCTGCTGGTGTTCTT